ACAATCAAGTACAATGTTCCCGGCAAGGAACGCAAACGAATGGTTCTCACCATTGCAAAGTGGCTCGGTGAAGAGGTCAAATACCTGGGTGCTCCCAGCTTTGCCTACGAGGTGGATTACTTCACCATCGACAAGGACGGCAACCTTATTTTTGACGACCGCGCTGACAGCGAGGTTATCGAGAGGTTGCTTGAGCACCTTTACGATGAAGGCTTTGAGAGTGACATGAGTGCCGATGAGCCAAAGGGCATCGCAATCCAAATCCCAATGGCTGACTTTACCGTAGCATCCCTTCAAAACCTTTTTGACCTGGTCGAATCCAAAGGCAATCTTATAAAGAAAGCCTTGGGAGTAGACGATCTTCCTATTAATCTCATCGGTGAGCGTTTAGATTTCCCTTGGTTCAAGGCGGACAGCACTCCCGATGAAATCAAAACCTATATGGAGTTTGTTACAGCGTTATGCAATATGGCAAAGAATCAAAGGCGGATAAACGCAAAAGAGAAAGAAGTCGAAAACGAGAAATACGCATTCCGATGCTTTCTCCTTCGTCTCGGCTTTATCGGCAACGAATACAAATTGCAAAGAAAAATCCTCCTGCGAAACCTCGAAGGTTCTTCCGCTTTCAAGGGTAGCACACCAAAGACCTACAAGGTAGAACTCGATAACGATAACTTTAAGATTTTCACAGCAGAGAACGACCGCAAGGCACATGAGATGGCACTTGCCATTGCAAAAGACCACGGCAGCGAATTCTGCGAAGTTTCAGAATACAAGGAGGAAGCATAATGTTTGGTATAAGCAAAGGAACACTCGAAATGCTCAAGGAGCGTTACCCTAAAGGCTGTCGTGTTGAGTTGGTTCATATGAATGATCCCTTCAACACAAAACTCGTCCCTGGCTGCAAAGGCACTGTAACAAGTGTCGATGACATTGGCACGATCCACGTGCAGTGGGATTGCGGTTCATCACTCGGCATTGCCTACGGTGAGGATGTATGCAGAAAGGTGGACGATTAAGATGGATGATAAAGTTCGTGAGCAGATCCTCGCAGTACGAGACACGGGACTTACCAATATGTTTAATGTTAATACCGTTCAACGTATTGCCTTTGAAGCCGGATACTACGAACTGGTAAACTACCTGGAAGACCACCGTAAAGAGTATGTGCATTTCATTATGACGGGCGAAGCGTAAAGGTGGTGTGCTTATGTGGAAAGAAGGCAGTTTAAAGGTTTACAACAGCATTTTTCATTACTGGATTAAGGTTTACCCCGTGGGAAGCAAGTTCGGTATTGAGGGCGGCAAAATATCAAAGCTGATGCTCAAGCGCGATGGCAAGGTCGTATGTAACTACGACAGAGGTTGGGACATCAAACCCGTTGACAATGATACGCAAATGGCATACGAGATTTTGGTTCACACCGAAAACTACTAAACTCAATAATCCCTTGGGATAGAGCCGAGAGGCTCTGTTCCTCGTTACAGCCGATTGGCTGTATTTTTTATACCCTTTTTAAGGAGGTGACCGTATATCAGAAAGTTAAAAAATTACAAGCCTACGAGGTTTATGGCAAAGGATTCTTACTACGATAAGGCTTCCGCTGACTATGCGGTCAACTTTATCGAGTGCCTTTGTCACACGAAGGGTATATGGGCAAGAAAACCTTTTGAACTTATAGACTGGCAAGAACAGATCATCCGTGATGTGTTCGGCATTCTAAAACCAAACGGATATAGACAGTTTAATTCTGTGTATGTAGAAATACCCAAAAAGCAAGGCAAGTCAGAACTTGCGGCAGCGGTCGCATTATTCCTAACTTGCGGTGATGGAGAGGAACGTGCCGAGGTATACGGCTGTGCTTCTGACAGACAGCAAGCATCCATTGTTTTTAATGTTGCTGCTGATATGGTTCGCATGTGTCCGGCACTCGCCAAACGAGTAAAAATCCTCGACTCACAGAAACGATTGATTTACCTTCCTACGAACAGTGTGTATCAAGTGCTTTCTGCGGATGTCAATAACAAGCACGGTTTTAACACTCACGGGGTTGTCTTTGATGAACTGCATACACAGCCAAACCGCAATTTACACGATGTAATGAATATCGGCTCAGGTGACTCAAGAATGCAGCCGGTGTTCTGGGATATAACAACCGCTGGAACAAATACAAATTCTATCTGCTACGAAATTCATCAAAAGGCGGTTGATATTATCGAAGGAAGAAAAATAGACCCTACTTTTTATCCTGTGATTTACGGTGCTGATGAAGATGATGATTGGACAGACCCAAAGGTGTGGGCAAAGGCAAATCCTTCTCTTGGGGTTACAGTGGATATCGAAAAGGTTCGTGCAGCCTGCGAATCAGCAAAGCAAAACCCCGGTGAAGAAAACTCCTTCCGTCAGCTTCGTTTAAATCAATGGGTTAAACAAACGGTGCGTTGGATGCCAATGGATAAATGGGATAAATGTGCGTTTGTTGTTAACGAGGACGAATTGGAAGGCCGTGTCTGTTACGGTGGTCTTGACCTTTCATCCACAACGGATATCACGGCATTGGTATTGGTATTTCCACCTACCGATGAGGACGACAAATATGTTGTCCTACCGTACTTTTGGATACCCGAGGATAACATTGACCTTCGTGTAAAGCGAGACCACGTCCCATATGACGTTTGGGAGCGGCAAGGCTTTATGCAAACCACCGAGGGTAATGTTGTCCACTACGGCTATATCGAGAAGTTTATTGAACGGCTCGGTGAGCGTTTCAATATTCGTGAGATTGCATTCGACCGTTGGGGTGCTGTCCAGATGGTACAGAACCTTGAAGGTATGGGTTTCACGGTCGTTCCTTTCGGACAGGGTTTCAAAGATATGTCCCCGCCTACGAAGGAGTTAATGAAACTGGTGCTCGAAGAGAAGATTGCCCACGGTGGACACCCCGTCCTTCGTTGGATGATGGACAACATCTTCATTCGCACCGACCCTGCCGGTAACATCAAACCGGATAAGGAAAAATCCACAGAGAAAATTGACGGTGCGGTTGCCACCATTATGGCTCTCGACCGTGCGATTCGCTGTGGCAACGATACTACTGCTTCGGTATATAACGACCGAGGCATTTTGTTTATCTGAAAGGAGTGACTAAAATGGGTATTTTTTCAGGATTGTTCCGATCCAGAGATAAGCCTCAAAACAGAACAGCCGGTAGTTCCTACGCCTTCTTTATGGGAGGTTCAACCTCCGGCAAACCCGTAAATGAACGCTCGGCTATGCAAATGACCGCCGTTTATTCCTGCGTGAGAATCCTTGCAGAGGCGGTAGCCGGACTTCCACTCCACCTTTACAGATATACCGAAACCGGTGGTAAAGAAAAGGCTGTTGATCATCCGCTTTACCTTCTGCTTCACGATGAACCGAACCCAGAGATGAGTTCATTCGTGTTCCGCGAAACCTTAATGACGCATCTGCTTCTTTGGGGTAACGCCTACGCACAAATCATCCGTAATGGCAAAGGTGAAGTCGTGGCTCTTTATCCGCTGATGCCGAATAAGATGACCGTTGACCGTGATGAAAACGGACAGCTCTACTACACATATCAGCGTTCAAACGAGGAAGCACACACGATGGAGGGTTCGTCCGTAAAGCTCAAGCCTTCGGATGTCCTTCATATCCCCGGTCTTGGATTTGATGGTTTGGTCGGTTACAGTCCCATTGCAATGGCAAAGAACGCTATCGGTATGGCAATAGCCTGCGAGGAGTTCGGTGCCAAGTTCTTTGCAAACGGTGCAGCACCTTCGGGTGTCCTGGAACATCCCGGCACAATTAAAGACCCAAGCAGAGTGCGTGAGGCTTGGCAAAGCCAGTTCGGTGGCGCTTCCAATTCCGGAAAGGTTGCGGTTTTGGAAGAAGGAATGAAGTACACACCGATTTCCATCTCTCCTGAACAGGCACAGTTCCTTGAAACACGCAAATTCCAAATCAATGAAATTGCTCGAATTTTCAGAGTCCCTCCGCATATGGTGGGCGACCTTGAAAAATCGAGCTTTTCTAATATTGAGCAGCAGTCCCTTGAGTTTGTGAAATACACCCTCGACCCCTGGATTATCCGTTGGGAGCAATCGATGATGAGAGTTTTGCTCTCTTTCGATGAAAAGAAGGAGTATTACATCAAGTTCAATTTGGAAGGTCTGCTCAGAGGTGACTATCAAAGCCGAATGAACGGCTATTCGATTGCAAGGCAGAACGGCTGGATGAGTGCAAACGACATCCGTGAGCTTGAAAACCTTGATCGAATCCCGACTGAACAAGGCGGAGATTTGTACCTCATCAATGGCAGTATGCTCCCGCTCGGTAGTGCGGGTGCTTATGCAGATATTAATCCTACAGAAACGGAGGTAACGGAAACCGATGAAGAACCCCACAGCGAAGAAGTTCTGGGCGTGGAAAAACCTGGCGGACGAAGGTCAACCCGAAGAACGAGTTCTTGAGCTGTACGGCACCATTGCTGAAGAGAGTTGGTTCGATGATGACATCACTCCCAGGATGTTCAAAGACGAACTGAACGCAGGCAGCGGTGATATTACAGTTTGGATCAACTCGCCCGGCGGAGATTGCGTAGCCGCAAGCCAGATTTACTCTATGCTTATGGACTACAAAGGCAATGTCACGGTCAAGATTGACGGCATCGCAGCATCGGCGGCTTCTGTCATTGCGATGGCAGGAACCAAGGTGCTTATGGCACCTACCGCCCTTATGATGATTCACAATCCTATGACAGCGGCATTCGGTGACCATGAAGATATGCAGAAGGCCATCGAAATGCTGAATGAAGTCAAGGAAAGCATCATCAACGCATACGAAATCCGCACCAATCTCTCCCGTGCAAAGCTGTCTCATCTTATGAGCAGCGAAACCTGGATGAATGCAAAAAAGGCTATTGAACTCGGCTTTGCTGACGAGATCCTCACCGATGAAAAAACGGTGGCGGATGTGCCTGCATTTGCATTTTCCAGCAAAGCGGTGGAAATGGCACTCATCAATAAAATCACCGCAAAAGCAAAACCCGTGGTCAAGGATGAACCCAAGGCAGAGCCAAAGGAAGAACCCCAGACCGAACCCACCCACGGTAGATCCGTCAGCGAACTGATGGAACGCCTCAACCTTATGAAATATTAAAAGGAGGATATCGCAATGACGATTATCGCAATGCGTGCAAAACGCGCCAAGGCTATTGAAGCCGCAAAAGCTTTTTTAGAGTCTCACAGAGACGCTAACGGTTT